TTATGTCCACATACTTGATTTCTGCCGCTTCGGTATCTCCGTGCTTGATGATGATGTTATCTTCCTTGAGCAGTTGATTGTGGGTGTCGTTGAAAGGTACCAGGAGCTTGAAATTGCCAGGCTCCCAATATTTGCGAGTCCAAAGGAGGCTTGTGATTTCTTCGATTACGCCCAGCATTTCCATTTGAGGGGAATATACATATAGCTGCATGATTACACCCCCAAATAGAGATTGCTGTGCTTGATGGTGACGTTGAGGTTGTCCTCACCCAGTGCCGCATAGTAGCGGTAGGGGTTGTCGCCAATTTCCAGCTGAAGGTAGGTAGACTGAATATCCAGATATCGGAAGATATCCTGTACCTCGCCGCTGAGGTTTTTGAAAGTAACCGACTTTTCGCCATAGCCGGTCTTCACCGTAATTTCCTCTCCGGCCTCCATGTCCATGTTAATCTGCAAAAACTCCTGAGAGTTGATGTTGATAAGGCCGGGGTTTGAAACAGAGCCCTGAGCCGTGAATGTGATGGTCAGGCCCGTGGTGGCGTCGCCGGTATTTTCAATATTCGTGATGAGGTTGGGCAGACGATAGCCCACTTCCCACTGCGGATCCTCCTCGCTGTTCGTGAGCTGCAGGCCGTCAACGCTGTCAAACTCCATGCCGCCTATCCATGTAGCAATCTGCGTGTAGGTTTCGGCCTCATCTGTCCAGAAAGGATTAAGGCACAGGAGATTGATTACAAAGCGCTGCCAGCCGCCATCCACATCGAAGTGAGGAGCGGAATTGACGCGGCATTTTATCTGCCGCTTGAAGTTGTCGTGCTGATATATCAGCGTACAGGCGTAGGTAGGGTTAAGAGCGTGATTGAGCTGATGCCGGTATTCCCGGACGACAGCTTTATCACGCTCTTTGATATGCCCGACTATTTCAATGTCTCGGCTTGCGATATGGTAGCCGAGGTATGTACCGCCTGCCTGGTTTATGCCGGAGGTGGAAAAGATTTCGTTCTCCACATCACTCAGGCCGGATACATCCTTGGAAATGTTTGTATGAAAGACTGATTTGACAGAGAATTCAATGGACGCGCCATTTTCATTTGTCAGTATCAGCTTTTCGACGTGTTTACTTCTCATGGCTTCACCTGCTCAATTCTCTGGCGATTTCCTGCATTCGGCGCTTGGCTTCTCTCTGCTGACCGGCGTAGCTGGTGTCCTCTGCGTAGATGTTCTGAGTCATATTCAAAGTTACATCAGGCTTACGTTCAGCGACCTTGTTCAGCGCATCAGCCAGCCGGCTATCATTTCCACCATTCAGTGCCCGGAACACGGGGTCAGGCATTTCAGGGATTTCAGGCGCCTTGACCTCAACCGAGGTCACCTTGCGCATGGTGTCCTTCATCTGTTCGATTACCTTGCCCTCGAGTTCGTCTATACCGATGATTACACCTTCATCGAGGTCGCGGCCGAGCTGCATGGTTTTCTTTGACGGAGAATTCGACTGCGCCTCGGCCTTTGCAGCTGCAATAGCGTTTCGGACCATTGCCGCGGCTTCCTGAGCGACCTGCCACGCGCGAGCTCTGACGCCAACGGCCGCGCCATCTCCGATGGCAGAGCCTACGGAATAGCCGGCGCTGTATGCTTCGGCGGTATAGCCTCTAACCGCCTGCATAGCATCAGACAGAGCCGTGTTCGCAGAATCGGAAATGGTATCAATTTCCGCCTTAAATCCCTCTGCAGACTGAGTGCCTATGTCAGTGACAGAGGCGGCGATGGTTTCTCCAGAAGAAGCAATTACCTCCTCGGTAGCTGCCATTTCCTCTGTTGCTGCGTCACTCATGCCCTGAACGCCATTTGTAAATCCTTCAGTCAGTCCCTCTCCGCTTGTCTCGCCAAGACTTTCAAAAGCCTCGCCAGTTCGCTCTACTCCTTCAGCAGCTTCTTGGGCGGATTCGCCCATTCCGGACATATCCTCCTGCAATATTGCAAGCCGTTCTTCGTAGGCTTCTACTCCAGCCTGGCTTTCATTAAGGGTTTCAGTCAAATCAGCGATAGCTCTGCCAGCATCTTTTTCGTCAGAACTCAAACCTTTTGCCGAGGCAATAAGGTTTTGCTGGGCTGTATCTAATGCAGCCTGTGCAGCTTCCACATCCCAGTATGTTGAAGTGGAGTCTTTCTGCACCGCGTCCATTTCTGCCTGAGCATCTCTTACAGCCAATATTGCATCGGCATAGGCCCGAGCTCCCTCTGATGCAGAGGCCTGTAACACCGTAAGGTCATCTTGTGCGGCATACATGGCTACATAGGCATCAGTAAGCCCCTGCGTCATAGCCTCAATTCTTGCAGACTCAGCTGCAGCAATGGCCATGTTTTTCCATTCCTCTGCGTTTGCCCTCAAGGCCGCTGCGCCTGCTTCAAGAAATCCAGTGGTTTCATTTATTGCGGTATTTGCATCAGGCATAATTCGGGCCACTTCTTGTACGAGCCGATTGTACTCAGCCTGTTCAGCGGCAGTAAGTGAGCCCTGAGACTCCAGTTCTTCGAGCCTGCTGATATAATTATCGAGCACTTGTGAAGTGCCCGATATTTCCCTCATGGAGTTTGTGAAGGTGTCCTCGGCAGCATTCATGCTTTCTGCGCAACTATCCATTGCATCTTGAAGTCGCTTCGCTTCTTCTGAGGCCGGAGGCAACGTCGCCGCAAGAGTAACCGCAGCGGCTGCAACAGCTGTCAACCCTGTTATAACGAGCGCATAAGGATTGCTAAGGAATGATGTATTAAGCGCCTCCATCAACTTCGTGAGCAAGGGAATTACAACCGTGGCGGTAGTTACAGCCACCAGAAGCACACTAAGCGCAGCTGCCACCGCGGAAATAGCGGGAGCAAGCCACTCGTTGGCCTGTACAAATTCGGTAGCCCACTGAACAACATCCGTTCCCTCTTCTGCAAGGTCTGCCAGCGCGGGAGTGAGCTGGTCGCCGACCGCAATTTTGAGAGCGGTAACGCTGTTCTGGAACATCTTGAATTTGCTTTCGGTGGTTTCGTAGCGAGTGGTGGCCTCGGTCATAAGGGCGGTATTCTCTGTCCAAGCAGTATTGGCAAGACCAACAGCATCGGTGAGAAGGCCGGAGGCAGTAGCCAGAGACTTGAGCATATTGCTCTGACGGATACCGCTGAGGCCCATTTCCTCAAGTACAAGGGTAGCGCTCTCGCCCTGCTCGTCCAGCTTGCCAAGGCCGTTGATAAACGCCTCGATAGCTTCGATGGGCTTATTCTCCCATGTGGAGGCAAACTGCTCAGCAGACATGCCAGCGACAGAGGCAAACTTTTCAAGGCTGTCTCCGCCTGTTGCAACTGCCTCTTCCATAGCGGTGAGGGTCTGGGTCATGGCAGTGCCGCCAGCCTCGGCCTGAATGCCTACAGAGGACATAGCTGCGGCCAGAGCCATAATCTCAGGCTCGGTCAGACCGGCGAGTTCACCAGCTGCAGCGAGGCGCTGACCCATGGTGACTATTTCGCTTTCAGTGGTGGCGAAATTATTACCCAAAGCAACAACGACAGAGCCAAGGTTTTCGTACATGGCCGGCGCCATCTTCGTCACATTCGCGAAACGAGCAAGCAGTGTTGCAGCTTCCTCGCTGGTCATGTTTGTAGACACGCCCAGATTTGCCATAACTACGGAGAACGCCAAGAGGTCTTCTTTGGCTATGCCGAGCTGACCGGCGACTTCCACGATGCCGGCAAGCTCAGTGGCCGCTACGGGCATTTCTGTGGAGAGTTTTTTGATATCCTCCGCCATAACCGCCAACTCGTCTTCTGACATGTTGGTGGTTTTGGCCACGCCTGCCATGGCGCTCTCAAACTCCACGGATGCGTCTACGCATTCCCAAAGAGCCTCTGTTATTTCGCGAATAGCAGCTTTAAGCCCAGAAGCCACCATAGCAGCGGCAAGGGCATTTACGGCATCTGCGTTTGCCTTGGTTTTATTTTTATTGGCTTCAAGCGCAGCAGAGTTTTCTTTAATAGCGGCCTCTGTCTCGTATACTGCGGTTTTAGCCTTATTAAGATCCGTTTCCCAGTTTGTGACGGCTCTTTTTGCCGCCTTGAGGTAGGCTTCGTTTTCGTTAAGTTCGGCATTGAGACGTTCGTTTTCCTCGGTGAGTTTTTTCTGCTCATCCGTGGTATCTCCTGTCTTGCTTTTCAGTTCCTCAAGAGCCTTACAGGTTTCCTCAATCTTCCGAGTGAGTTCCGCTTTCTTTGCCGCATACTTTTCCTCGGCCTGCTGGGCATTTTTTAACCCCGCTTCTACTTTGGCCACAGCCTCCTTTTGGCTTTCAAGTATATTATTTAAGGCTCTGTCCTTTGCGGTCAGAGCCTCGATGCTGTTTGCATTTGTTTTATACTGACTCTCTGTCATTTTGAGAGCAGACTGCATATTTCTAAGCTCCGCATTGACAGAGCTTATCGCCGCCTTATACTGGCTTTCGCCCTCAACCGCCAGACGGGTCGATATTGTTCTGGTTGCCATACGCTGCCCTCACTTAATCCTCAAAATCATTGCTGGACTTTGCAGGCTTGTGTGCCTCGTTCCAGATTTGCACCATGTCGAAAAACATGCCGGGCTGTAGTCGACCAAATTCCAGTCGTGTCAGGTGCAGATGCACGACCGCAAAAAATGTGTAGGTCGACTTTATTTCCCGGCTTCCTCTTTTTTTGACAGTTCGAGCAGACCGAGGTCTACTTCTTCATCTTCGCTTTTCTTCTCCTGCTTGTAGCCGGCACTCACTGCCTGGCTGACAGCCATTTTCAGAGCCAGATAAGCAGCAGGCTTCATACGCAGCGAGATTTCCTTTTCTTCCAGCATAGGAGCGTGGTCATATCCCTCCGCTCTGCGGCAAAGCTCTGCATCGTTCTGCATTGCTACAGCAAGGAAACGGAGCGCATCGAAACTATCGCGGCCATCCCGCTCAAGGATTTCAAGAGCATTCTGGATGGAGCCGTACTTCTCGTTGACGGCAAACATGACCTCAATGGAGTAGTGCAGAGGATAGACTCTGCCGTTAATTACAGCGTGTATCATGGTATCCATAGGTGAGAACCTCCTGTTATTGAAAAATCCCCCGGAGAGGCGTTGCAACACCGCTCCGAGGGTAATAAATGTGGATGCTTAGCCAGCCGCAGCAGCTGCAATACCGCACAGGCCGTTGATCCATTCCTTGACGGCCTCTTCGGTCTCGAAGGTCTGGGTCTGTCTCCAGTCACCCTTGTCATCTGCCATAATGGTGAAGGTGGTCTGGGTGGTAGCGAAAGTGATGGAGCTACCCTTGGTCTGGGAGTTGTCATTGCCAAGAGCAGCACGAGCACAGGGGTAAAAAATACCCTTGTAGTACTTCTTCTTGTTCCTCATCAGGCTCTTGTAGTACGCAAGTTTGCCAGAGGGGGCAGTGTCACCGACATTGTAGACGACAGTCTTGTCGTTGACCTTACAGCCATACACCTGAGCGGCGTTTTCATCGGTCAGGTCGTTAGTCTCCATGGCCAGAGAGCCGGAGGCGAACTCGGACAGCTGCTCGTCCAGAGCGTCGTCTGCGTAAAGCTCACCGGAGGCAAGGTTTACAGTCAGATTTGCCGCAACGAGCTTACCGAGGACAACGCCACTCTCTGCGTCATCGGCCTTGAAGCACGGATATTTGGCGCCAAATTCAGCCATTGTATTTATCTCCTTTATCAAAGATTGTGGGATTCTTGCCACTTATAAAAAACAGCGGCCTCAGCCTCGACAGCCTCGCCCGCATGCTTTTCATTCGTCTCTCTCATCCACTGCGTGGCAGCATTGCCATGACCGCCAAACTCGTGGACGACGTCACGGACACCGGCTCGGACAAGACCCGCGAGTCGCTGGGGCAGGGCGGCGCCAACGTCCTGGCCGGACTCTTCGGCGGCATGGGCTTTAACAACATTGAATCCGCCTGCTACTGCATGATCGACAAGGAGTATATGGATCAGTATGTGCGCAAGTGCAATCGCGAGCTTGCGCCGGGCTTCTCCCGCC